TAACATTTCCTCTAAATCTACCACTCCTAAATGGTCTGATTTATAAACTTTTCTGTAATTTGCCATAATTTTTAAGTTTAAAAAAGCCTTGACAAGTTCCAATAGGTCAGTATTGGCGGAGTCAAGGCTAAAAAATGATTCTTGTTAAATACCCTGACCGATATTTTATTTTGTAAAAGTAATATAATTTTTATTTATAAACAATATAAATTAGAAAGGTAAAAATAGAATATTCTTATTTAATTCTATTTTCCAAAGATTAATATCCGCACTAGCTTTAAATCCAACGTGATTAATTTTTCCTTTTTCCCAAGTTCCGTAATTTTCAAAACCTAAGTTTTTCCAAAACAAATTACTATCTAAATCAGTTCTACATCTTAAAGTAAATCCAACTCTTGCAAATGTTTCGCAAAAATCACGACAAACTTCAATTAATGCTTTTCCGTAATGTAACCGCCTTGCATCATTTCTAACTGCTATTTGTTGTATTTTAGCATACTTATAACTTCCTCTTGCTGGAGTAATTAAAACATAACCTACTGCATCATTATTAGCTTCACAAATCAATACAATAAAGTTTCTTTTGCCACCCCAAACATAATCCTCCCAAATTGTTTTTTGAATAAATCCAACTGCATAACTATTCTCTTTTTGTAATTTATCAACTAATAACATATCTTTTATAGTTGATGTTCTAACAGAAATATTTGCTAAATTATCATTATAAAGAATATTTATTAATCCTGTGCTGCAATCAAATTTACCTAAATTCATCACATTTCAGGATTAAAATATTTTCTCATTAAAGTATCAATCTTATTAGTCAACTCTTGAAAATACGTTGTTTTCTGCACCGTGTAAGTGTTGCTACACTCATCGTTTAATAACTCACAAAATTCAGCAAGACTATCTCTCAAGAACTTCATTCGTGGTGTTGTCACTTCGAGGTCGTCTAGGTTGCCTTGTACTAACTCCATCAAGCAATAAAACTTGTGCATGTTTATTTTTTTACGTTTTGTCATAAATACATCATTGTTAAGGTTAAAAATACTCCGAAAAATGTACCAACGATAAAAGCTATTGCCATTAGTACTACTACTGTTTGAAAGATAGGTTTTTGTTCCATTTTCTTAAATGATTTTGCCAGCCTGTGGCGATTTGTAATTCAGTAAAATTCATATTGCCTCCTAATCTATAATACCAATCCCGAAACTCTGTTTCTTTGTCGGTAACTATTTTGGGTTCTATGACCTCGATTTGCATCGGGTCAATTCCCAAACTGCTTAACAGTTTGTTGAATGTTTGTTGTTGGATGTAGGTTTGTGATTTCATTTGTTTGGGTTTGTTAAATTAAATAATTCATTTTTAGTTAGCGTTGGTGTTTGGCTTTTTAAGTCAATCGAAAAAACACGTCTTGATGGACTACTGAACCTCGACATAACTTCTTCAATAGCATCTTCAAAAGATTTGGCAGTAATTGTAACGTTCTCAAAATCTTTCTCTTGTTCGCCATTGGTTACATATCTGAACCAATAGTTGATGTTAAATAAATAATTCATATCGTGAAATTTAAGGGTTTGCCTCCGTAAAGGAATTTTTGAATTAATCTGAAAAGTGTTTTTCATTTTTTTTAGTTTTAAAATTTTATAATCTCATCAATATAGATAGTTCTTCCTTGCATACTGTCATATTGTGCTGTTTCTTCAACTGTTTCTAAAAACTCATCATCTAGGCTATATCCTTGTTTGTGGCAAATTTCAGTAGCCTGTAAAAGTGTTTCTGCTTTGATTCTTTTGATAATTCCACCAGTTGCGTACGATGTAAGGTTGAATGTTTTCATAATTTCTGTGTTTTTTATTAGTACTCAGTTTTTACATTGTAAATTAAAACTTCGCCGTATTGTTTTTTTAATTGTTTTAAAATTATTATAGAGCAAATATATAAATTTAATTTAAGTACGCAAATTAAAAAGCTAATTTAAAATGATTATAAATAGAATATATATTTTTTTTTATTCAATTTATATTTATATATTTGCCTTATAAATTTAAAACATTATAAAAAATGGGAAGACATCCAATACCAAAGGAAAAGAAAAGAATATTAATAGGTGCTTCAATTGAAAGACAAATTGTAGATGATTTAGGTCTTTTAAATTGTAAAGAGATTGCAGAAAATGCAGTAAATAAAGAATACTTAAAAACAAAAAAAAATGGAAGAGTATAGAAATGTAATTGGAATTTATAAAATTACTAATCCAGTGGGAGAAGTTTATATCGGACAAAGCACTAATATTCTAAAACGTTTTTACAGTCATAAATTAAATTATGGAGGTTTAAAACTAAAAGAATCTATTAAAAAATATGGTTTTGAAAATCATACTTTTGAACTAAAAGAAGAATGTGAAAAACATTTATTATCAGAAAGAGAAAAATTTTATATAAATTTATACGATTCTATAAATAAAGGATTGAACATTAGAGGCGATAAAAAAGAAAAGGTAGTTTTAAATAACGAACGAAACGCGGGTAGGAAACCAAAATATAGTGTGCCTACTAAAATAATTAGAGTTCCAGAGCCTATAATTGAAACTATAAATGAATTAAGCAAACCTTATGAGACAACAAAAAAAACATAAAACGGCAATAAGTCAAAACCGATGTTATAAGTAGCTTTTATTATGGATTTTGTAGAAAAATTAAGAGAGTATTTCAATCAAAATACTGACGAACAAATAAAAAGAGATTGGGAAAAGTCAAAAAAGTTTGACAAAATAAAACCAACAGTAGAAGAATTTATAGACATTCGGTTAAAATATACAAGTACTGAAAAATTAGGTAATAATAAAATAGGATAATTGAATGTAAATGCGGAAAAGTTATTGCAGGATGCGCAGTCCCTTATGTTATGAGAGTGAATAATGGCGAAAGTTCACGTTATCATACCTCTAGGGGTTGTGTCATAAAGTTACTTATAACGGTATCTGGCTTGGCGAAGTGGCTGAACCTTAACTTAAATAGAATTACTAAACTTTAAAATTAAAAACAAATGTTGATAGAATTACTGAACAGCCATTTTGCCAAACCCGTGTTAGTAGCTGTTTATTTAATTTACATTTATTTTAAAAATATTTGTAATTTTATTAGGTTATACAAAAATAAGTCGTATATTTGTATATAATTAATCAGTAAAAAAATAGAAATTATGAATAATGCAGTACAAATTTTAATTGGGTTTATTGGAGATTGGCAAGATTTAACTTTTGCAGATTTAGTAATTACAGACCTTGAGCAAGCCATTAAATTAGTTCGTGCTTCTGGAGTAAGCAATGTGCAATTACGTCAAGACGATAAAGTAAATGGTGGAACTATGGAATGGGATAATTTTTAAATTATGGAAAATTATAAAGGGTACACTTTTGAAGAAGATAAAACAGGTTACGCACCTAAACATTTAAGATTTCATTTTTTTGCAAAAGATGATGAATACGCAAAAGGTGCTGGAGAAAGTTTAGAGGATTGCAAAAAGCAAATTGACGAATTAGATGAATAGGCAAAGCATTATAGTATTCATTCAATGCGAACGAGTTGAAACATACGGAAACTTAAAAAAATGTTGTAAATGTGAAAACTTAAAATATCACACTTTAGCACGTTTAAAATTCCCAATTCAGATAAACGATTTCGTTATACACAAAACGCTCTTTAAATAGCTACTAACGTTTTGCCTCTTTGAGATGGTGGGGAAAAATAAAAAACCAACTATTCGGAAATCCCGAACAGTTCAAAGTACAAACTAGCGTTTTAGTTGATGACCGAAACCCCACTATATCAAAACGGCTGTTATGCGGTGGTGCTTTTTTCAATACAAATATTAATCAATTAAATAAATAAATTATGGCAAGTATTTCAGTAGATGTAGATTTAGACGATTTTGATTTAGACGAAATTTTAGACGAATTAGAGGAAAGATATAATTCATATCGAAATAATGAAAAGAATCAAAAAAAGATTAATGACTTTATTAAAAGAATGAAAATTGACTGCGAGGAAGATTCTGTTTTTAAAAATGAAACTTTATTAGATGAATTAAAAATTGATTTTTTAAAAAACAATCTTGACAAGATAAAGCTTTCAGATTTAGAAAATCTTATTTAGTCATTTTGGTTATGCGGGGTCACAGCATCTCGCACAACGGTCGGTGCTATGGGATGCCCGCCTATACACCAACATAGTTTTGGCGGGTATCTTATAGCACGTGTTAGTGGCTGGGCGGATTATTAACGATAAATATTTAAAATTATGAATGTAGATTTATTTGGTGATGAGATTATTAAAGATGTATTACTTAGGGATAAATACATTGAACCACCATTTACTAGATTAGATGCGGTTAGTGGTAGCTGGCAAAAGCGTAAAAACTTATGGAAGCAAAAAGGCATTAAAAGCGAAGTTGGGCGACAATCAGAATTAACCGCATTAAATGGATTTAATAATAATTCAAATTATGAAAGTAGAGATACATATACAGGCACGTCAATTTTTGACCCTGTATTGTGTGAGTTGATGTACAAATGGTTTTGTGATGAAGGAGGATCAATATTAGACCCTTTTGCTGGCGGTTCTGTTCGTGGAATAGTAGCGAATTATTTAGGCTATAAATATACTGGATTAGAGTTAAGACCTGAGCAAGTAGAAAGTAATAGAGAACAAGCGATGGATATTTTGCCAATAGAAAACCAACCGCAATGGTATGAGGGCGATAGCGATGTTTTGCTGAATGATAAATGGAATTTTTATTTTGATACTATTTTTAGTTGTCCGCCTTATATGGATTTGGAGGTTTATAGCGATAAACCCGATGATTTAAGTACATTAAGCGATTATGATTTTACTTTAAAATATGAGAGTATAATAAAAAAAAGTTGTGATAAATTAAAAAAAGATGGATTTGCTATTTTCGTAGTTGGAGATGTAAGAGATAAAAAAACTGGATTTTATAAAGACCTTATTACTATCACTAAAATAGCTTTTTATAAAGCAGGATTAAAACTTTATAATGAAGCTATACTTTTAGAGAATGGATTAAATACAGCAGCTATGAGAGCCGATAAACAATTTACTGCTGGTAAAAAACTTGTAAAGGTGCATCAAAACGTTCTAATATTCAAAAAACCGTAAATAGTATCGGATTCGTAGCCTTGCACATAACGTCCTGTAGCTTGTAGAAGAGGCGGAAAAGTATGTAATTAGTTTCGGTTGATGACTGAACATAAAAACACAAACTGTCCTTTGAATTTAGCCTTAAACCGCCTTTTCTACAAACTACTGTTATGCCTTCGGTTCTTTATACGGTTTAGTTTCTGCACCGTTTTTAAGTCAGAAACACAAATTAAATTTTAATACTATGTCACAAACTGCATCAGGTCATTACAGAGTTCAAAAATGGTACAACAAACAGATTTTTCCATTAATTCCAGTAATTGATATTAAAAAAGAAAACGAAAATAACACAAGTGGATTTAGTTTCAGATGGTTATTTTTTACATTTTGGTCATTAGATTCTTTTCAATTTGAGCTTTCATTTAATATTGATACTCATTGGGGGATTGGTTTTACTTTCTTATTACCTTATTTACGAGGTGTAATTGCTATTCCGTGTCCTGAAAAATTAGGTTTTTGGTTTGATAGAACTTTTAGCCGTAAAGTTCGGTTGAACTGAGGCATAACGTCACGCCGCTTTGAGATGGTGGGGAAAAAATAAGCCTAAACTTTCGGTTGATGACTGAATTTTAAAATACAAAATGGAGTTTCAGCTTATAACCGAAACCCCACTATATCAAAACGGCTGTTGGTGGCTGTTTTTATTCCACAATACTAATTTTAAAAACAATAAAAAATGAGAGAAATAAAATTCCGAGCGTGGAATCCTGATTTAAAAAATCCTTTTATGGCGGTTCAAGGCGAAAAA